TTACTGAATGATTAAATTATTTATCTTCATTTCACCTGTAACTGTTTTACCCACACCAATAACTACCTTATCTCCTGAAATTTTCAATACATCATATTTTGTTACATATACAAATTTTGCCGGCTGAATACCATTACAGAACATAGCTCCAGCTTTTACCCTTACTTTTGAGCCAACAACAAGCTTTTTCGCTGCTGCTTCGGCTATTGTAGTTGTTTTACCTGGTATCTTGATAACATCTCCAGGATACAGATTCTTATTGCCATTTAAAGCCTGTATTTCTTTATATCGGCTAGCTTTTCCTAGCACCTTCTCGGCAATAAGCCAATAACTGTCGCCTTTGATAACAGTATATGTTTCTGTAGAGGTAGCCGGCTCAACAGAATAATCAATACCAGGAAGCTTACCGTGTCTGGACCACACTCTGTTATTACCTGTCTTATACTTTGCAAGATTTCCAAGATTGCTATATTGAACACCATTCTTCCACTTTGGCGAACATTCTATCACTTGACCTTTTCCAACATAAACCCCCACATGACCTGGCATATATACAAGTTCACCCGGAACAATTATATTGAAATTATCACTTGTAAAAGTGCAAGCATTAAGTAACCCTTTCTCTGTATAATCCGTGTTTCTGTCATACATAGCCCCTCCATATGCAGCATTAAAATTTCCATTCCAGCCCCAAAACAGCACTGCTTTTATTAAACACACGCAGTCAAATATATAATACTGTTTTCCTACAAGTTTCCTAAGACTTTCTGCCCTCGCAGTATTGTACCAATCTGGATATGCTGCTTTAAGGTTTTCAATAGTCATTTCTGTGCAAGAATGACCGAAGCCACCCTTACCATATACTGTGTTGTAGTTATCTGCTATTTTTTTAATTTTACTAATAAATTCTGTTGCTTTCATCAGTGTATTCTCCTATTCTTCTTTTTCATCTGTTTTAATATCTGTCTTATCTTCTATCTGCCTTTTAATGTTTTTTACCAGTTTTTCCAAAAAAGCAGGCAACGGAACACCGATGTCTGCTATATTTTCTAAGATGGATATTAGTTCATTGCATATAAGCCAGATTGCCACTACACAGGCTATTGCGAATGTAAAAGGTATATTCAGCCCAACTTGTCCACTTGCATAAGATACAAGCTGGTCAACGATAGCTCCAACCACAATAAGTAGCCACATACATACCTTTTTAATAATACCTTTTAAACCCTTATATGAGTCAATCCTCTGATTTCTGTATTTGCTTGCAAGTAAACCTGTTATGTAATCAATGATATTACAAGTAACTAGCAGTATTATTGGTATCGCAAGCACTCCAAAAAGGCTTGCTAATGCTCCGAATACCATTGTAAAAAAAGCTTTTATTTTTTCCATATTTACCTCTTTCTCTTGCGATGTCGCAAGTGTTTATTTTTCTTCAAGCATAAAGCTTAGTGCATCTAATTCTGCGAAAGTTGGGTCATAATCTTTGAAATCACTTTCACAAACCTTTTTAATATCCAAATCAACTTCGCTATTTAAAAGCTCCTCTACTTCTTCCTTATATGTTTCACTATTTTTATCTAAAGTCTTCAATGTCTCTTCGTAAGGCTTGTACTTCTCATAAAGAGCGTGTTTATTTGAATTTATGGCAAATGTAACTTTTGCCGGAAATCGTTTTGATGCCGGATTTTCTTTCAATAATCGCTCCTGCTGGCTGATTACTTCGCCTATACCATTTAAGGCGTTTATTATTTCTATATTTCTCATATTTTGCTCCTATTCTTAGATTTTTTTATTAAGCCGCATTTTTTAACAACAAAACAGTTACATTAGCACTTGATACCTTTACAGATGATGTTGTCAAATTTCTAACTGCTATCGTGACTGTATTTCCTGCTACTTTAACTGTCACAGATGATAATGAATATGTTGCTAAGTTGTAACCGATTATTCCGACTGAACTATATCCATTTGGAATATTGAATGTTCCAGATAGCGTTCCTGTCGCAGATGCACCTATTGTACCTGATATAGTCACTGTTATAGCATCTATTAAACCTCTCCCACCTGCACCTTTCCACAAGGCAGCATTAAGTGAGCCTGATACTTTTAAATTTTCAACAGTTCCACCTGCTAGTGGAAGATAATTTTCATTTATCGTATCAAGATTAGCACCAGATGTTGTTTCTATTACATCTGCTAAAAATCTATTTTTCACCTGAACACCATACTCACACTCAATTATCAGGCCTCTTTCGTCTGCTTCATTTCCTGCAAGTGTTCTTATTTTAGCTTTGTATTGTGGTGTCCCTGCAACTGGTAATACCCCCAACAGTTCTATTTGGTTATCATTAACCATTACATAGTTATTTTTTAGAGTTGCACCCTGCTGTGTAGATTCAATTTTTATACCATTTGAGCCTAGAGTGGTTGTATATACATTTCCAAATAATGTATTTGTATTTGACATTACCACACCAATTTCATTATCATTTGTGTCTGTAGCTTCACATTTTAAAATTCCATTATCAATATTGAATTTTCCAACCACTCCTGATATAGCATCAAACTTTCCATTTTCATCTACTTTAAAACCTGGAGTATCTATTGTTGTTGAAACAAGATTTAAACCTGTTATCTTTCCTGTAGCAGTAATATCTTGTGCGAAAAGCTCTTCTACATCGATTTCCTTAGATGTAATGCTTCCTGCTGCCACCTGCTCTGCTGTAATACTCTTTTTAACAATACAGCTTCCATCTATTGCTTTCTCATATTCCTCTTTACTTAATTCTTCTATAGACAAATCACCCAACAGAGCATTGATTTCATATACTAGACCATCTTTGCCCTTTAATAATAATCTATCTGTAGATATTGTTCCTGAGGTTATATCGTCTGCATTTATTTTTACGCCGTTAAGAGTGCCAGTTACACTTCCGTCTATTATCAGTGCATTTTCTAAAATGCCTGATTTTGCAAAAAATTTCCCGATGTCTGCCACATCAATATTAGATAATTTAACATTAGCAAAATCTGCTTCCAAACTGCCTACAACAGCCTTTTTGATATTAGCTTCTATAACAGTCGCCTGATCCACCTTTAGGTATCTAACATCTGCTTCGTTTACATCAAGCTTATTTATCATTGCTCTATTCAAAATTAACAAGTCAGCATAGTACCTTTCCATCTGCTTTGTTATTGGTCCTTTGTATGATTCTTCCGTTTCTGACATTCCTTCACTAGATATAGTTGCTTGAATACCACCATCAAAATTAAGTGTGTATTTTGCGCAAATAATTATCCTGCCTTCATACATAAAACTATCCCATACATCTATGCAAGGATTTGCTGACATTATATCAATGGACGCAGGCTGGTAGGTATATCCTTCAATGTTTGACCAAGCTATATTCATTGCCTCTTCTGTCATAAGTGGATTACTTATTGTGATACCTATACCACTTCCTTTTGACAGTTCTATATCATCTGATGTTTTACATACCAATTTTGATACTTTGAATGTCTTCTGTTCAACCTCTGGTTCACTTATTTTATCTGTAAATATATCCGTTGTATTTAGATCATACCATTTAAGAGATATACTACCATTTCTTTCTTCTGTAGCAAATGTGCCATACATAGCAGCAATGTAACCCAAAATCTCTCTGCAGGTATATCCTTCTTGCTTTTCTTTTACAATTAAGGATGTATCAAGGCTTGATATATTGATAACAACACCTGTTATACTAGCTATTTCCTTTAAAACATCTATTGCCTTTGCCGGATATGATAAACTGCTAAAATAACCTGTTTCAAAAAATGTCTTGATTGGACCACTTGCAGTAACCTCTATTGCACTTCCTTTTGCCTTTGATGTACATATTTTAAAATGGCCCATTTCAATTCTCTCAGTTGTTTTATCATCTAGTAGGACATCAGTATATAAAACAATGTTCTCCCCATCTAACATATCGTCAGTAACAACCATCATTTTCAAACAGGCTGAAACAGTATCACCAATGCTGATTACCCCATCTGCTGTGGAACCGTTTTCAATACTATATGTAAGTATATCCTTGTACTCCTTTTCCCCTACAAAAAAGGAAGCAGTAAAATGTCTACCACTTCCTTCTAATGCTTTTTTACATTCTTCACTTACTTTAAACATTTTTTCTCCTATTATTGTTGAATTATCTCTGCTGCAACCTGTCTAAAATAGTAGACTCCATCTGAAAGTTGTCCCATTGCTTCTCTTGTCAATGTTCCTCTATATACATTTATTGTTGAAGGTTTGCCATCAATGTTAAAAGTTATTGGAAAAAAACCTGTCCTAAGGCTGTTTCTAATCAAATTAACATCACTCGCCGTTAAAATTCCCCAAGAAATAGACAATGTTAACTTTTCAGCTATAACATCACCTACCATCTTTCCGGATGCAGTCCTTCCAGTATTGCTTGACCATATTATTTCATCTCCAACACTAATGCTTATAGGAGCTGGTAGTGTGACTTTTTTACCATTAATGATTGTTGATAATATTGCCATATAACGCACCTCCTATACTATTATCTCGCATACACCTGTATGCTTAGTCTGTTCATTTATCTTTGCAACAATAATGTCCTTCAGTTTTTTACCATCAATTACAATGTTTAGATCCATTGCTTGAATAACTTGTAATATAAGCCTTAATGTATCAAGTATCTCTTTATTGTATCCTGTTCCTGCTGCCCTTACTGCTTCCATTGCCATCTCTTTTAGTTTGTTTTCTGGTGCAACCACCTCACCTTGATGCTTATTATCACCAATAAGTGCAAGCTGTGGTGTATTTGGTTTTACATAACCACCACTTGCTAATGCTCTTATCTTCATAAAGCTATTAGTTACAAAATTTCCTAAAGAAAAATCTGTTTTTTTACTACTGCCGATACTTTTCAATATACTACTCATTTTTGTTGCAAACTTTCTAAAACCACTTGTTACTGAATCTCCATTCAGTTCAAAAGAAAAGTCTGACTTAATTGCTTTTGTTTTTCCATTTATAGAATTAACTAAAATATCCATACTTTTCTCCACCAGGCTTTTATGAGATATTATAGAATTTGCAAAAGTTTTACTCCACAAGCTTCCTTTGTTTCCGGTATCTCTTACAATTCTATCCACATCACTACCAAATGTTTTTATTTTGTCAATAACACTTGTTTTGTCAAAATCAATACTTACATTTCGCTTCTTTGTTAATTCATTAAGTTTTTCTTTAAAATCTGATGTATTAACCTTTGATAAGCTCCTATTCGCATACCTGACAAATGTACCTATATTTCCTGAAGCTGTTTTCGTATCAACTGATATTTTAGGTTTTATTGCATTGAACCCTTTATTTATTTTTTTACTTGAACTCTTTATCACCTCATCAATATCATTTCTAAATTCATTAAAGCCATATGTAGCACTAGACCTGTCAATATTTATTTGAACTTCTTTTTTCTTAGTAGCTTCATCTTTTTTCATCTTAAATATGCTAAGTTCTTTTATAGCCTCTTTTATATCGACATTTAACAAGCTTTTTTTCTCTGTTTTATTTCTACCATAATTCGTAAACTGATTTAAAAACTTTAAAGAATTTCCAGTTATTGATGAACCATTCTCCATATTGTAAAGCTTATTATTTGATAAATCCGTTACCACGCCAAAGAAATCTTTTATAAGGTTTAATCTTTCCTTTTCGCTTTTTTTAATTTGCTCTTCAACCATCATGATTTGCTTGTATACATACAAATCACTCTCTAGGTATTCAGATCCATATCCAAAATCATAATCTACAACCGAATTCCAACCTCGTTTACTTGCCTTATCATATAATTTGTCTAAAGTAGATTGGTCAAGTTTGGAAAAATCCTCAAAAGCTCCATATGCCATATCTTTTTTTAGTTTTTCAATAAGTTCTTTTCCAGACAGTTCACCATTCTTGAGTTTATCTATTGCGGAATTTATATCTAATATTTTCTGATGCTTTATAGCTTCTTTTGTAGCATTATCAATAGCTTCTTTATTTCCTTTCCAAGCGTTCGTCATATCATCTATATATTGAGGAGCTGAAAATCCTAATTTTTCCAACTCAGTCCTATATTGTTTTAATAAGTCTAAGTCACTATTAGTAAAAATCTTCTTTTGTGACAGGGCAAAGTACTTTTCTGCTAATTCATCAATATATGAGTAATCACTAAGCGACATTGCTTCAATAAGAGCATCGCTCATTTCAGTCATTGCAGCATTTATCATACGCTGCGTTTGCTCTGTAATAATACTTGTATCCTGACTTCCAAAAGCATAATCTAATAAATACCCTATCTGTTCTGACATAGTCATTTTGATTTCTTCGCCTGATATTGCTTCATAAATTATGTTACCTATTTTATACCCACCAATCGCTACTACTAATGCTTTTAAGGTATACCCACCTATTGAGCCACCAACTAGATCACCAACTTTTTTTCCAAGATTAGTGAATTTCCAGAGAGCCATTGTTGTTATTAATGCAGTTTCTATAGGAGCTTCCTCTAATGCACCTATCCAAAGTTCAAATCCGCCTGTTAATGCTTCACTTACAATATCAACAAGACTAGCAAATATTCCAAGCCAGTCTATTGAATGAAGAAACTCTCCTATGCTATTTCCTATACCATACCAATCGATCTCCTTTATAGTTTTTGCAATAAACTCATTAAATGATTTAACCACTTCTCCTATGTTAATATCTCCAATAGAATCGGTCAGCCTTTTTGTCATCTGTTGACCATAAGATGTCCCTGTTTGTTCTCCTGTACTACCTGTAGAGCCTGTTGAAGATACATTCTCGGTCCCAAGCTTGTTAATCTTATCAAATCCAGCTAATTCTTTAGTCGCCTGTATTGCTGACTCTGTTATATTATCAATACCACTTGCTGTATTGTTCGCAGAATCGGCTATACTATCAAGTGTATTTGACCCTCCACTTGCATCTCCAAAAACTGCCGCTGTAAATGATGAAAACCTTTCCGCAAGTACCGATACTCTTTCGACTAAATTATTTATAAGTCTTAAAACAGGTGTTAATACATTGATAAGTCCCTGTCCGAGAGTAGCTTTGATGCTCTCCCACCTTAATTGTAATATTCTAGTCTGGTTAGCCCATGAATCTTGTGTTTTTGCAAAATCTCCTGTTGTTTTGCTCAAAGCATTTGTTACATATTGGTAACGCAACATTAGCTTTTCCTGCTCAGTCATTTTTGCGGTTGTTTTACCAAAACCATTGTTTAACGCATACTGGTCAAGAGCTGTCTGCGTCATAACAACACCCAGACTTTTTAGAGCTTCTGTTTCACCAGTCCAAATGCCTTTAAGTTTTGAATACGCATCATCTGCATCTAAATTGTAAAACGAAGCAACATCACCTGCTAAACCTGATACAGCTGTACCCATATCATATGCAACCTTTTCTGTCATTCCCATCGATTGTGACATTGCACCAAGTGTTGCTGCATAATTTTTCGCTTTTGTCTCCGACAAACCAAATTCTTTTAAAGCATTTTTTGCCCACGCATTAAGATCATTATTCATTGTAGTAAATGTTGTGTCCACCACATTTTGAACTTCTGTAAGATTGCTGCCTAAACTTAGACATTCTGATGAGAATTTCACAAGTGCAGCTGTACCTATTAGTGCTCCTATCTTTGTACCCATTCCAGAAAAAATAGAATTGGTACTTCTTTCTACATTTTTCGCACCTAATTGTAACTGCTTAGATATATTATCTGTATCTATCTGTATACCTAAAACAATCTTTCCTGCTTCATCCATATGTACCCTCCTTTCTTTTTTCAAATTTGTTTAAGTTGAAAAGTTACTTTTAGCCCAATCTTGAAACTTTGACCAATATTCCCGATATGCTTTAGGATTTTCTTTTAGCTTTTTAGCCTTCTTTAGCAGCCAATCATTTCTTATCTTTTTTTGGTCATCTGAAAAATTTTTCAAAACATTACTATCCTTTTCAGCTCTTATACTTACTATTGCTCCAAGTGGAGTATCTGGCATTATTCCTGACAGTAGCGAACAAAATTCAGACCAGCTAAGGTCCTTTTCAGCTCTTAGCCTTATTCCATATTGTTTTAAAAAGGAGCTTTCAATAAGTTCCCAATCATCCACAATGTCATAATATAATTCACCCTCATTATGTGGGTGTATCTTCACTTTCTATATCAATGCCCTGTGCTACCTTCATAACAGCGTCATATACTGTTTTATATTCGTTTATAGGTAAATCCATAGCATTTATCTTTTCAGCCGATTTTTGACCTATTAAAAGTGTCAGTGCCTTATCCATTGTCATTGCTTCTGTATCATCATTTTTCTCTGCTTCCATTAACATTGCTTGGATATTTAGGATTGTTGAATGTCGGTTATTAACAGTAACGATAAGGTCATCTGTTATCTGCATCTTTGGTAATTCGTTTGTAATTTTCATTGAAATGTCATAAATTTTTGCCATTTTTATTCCTTCTTTCTAAAAAAGAGGCTGTCTCCAGCCTCCAAAATTTTTATTTTGATTTTTGTTCATTCATTATGCTGCTTCATAATTCACATATTCTGGTTTACCATCAGACAGAGCATCCCACTGTAATCCATCGATTGCTGTAGCCTGTCCTCCCATTGACTTGACATCAATAACGCAAGGCATTATGAATCTGTCCCCGTTTGGAAAATTGATAGACATTGCAGAATTACAGTCCTGACCATTTTTAAAAGCAATACCAGCTACATAATCATTACCAGGGTCACCGTAATTTCTCTTGCCACCCATTGAAATTGAAATTGATTTTGCTGTTGTAAGCCTTCTAACCCAACCGGCCATATCCATCGGATTCCACTCTTCAACAGAGCCATTAATTGATATTGCCAAACTTTCAGCATCCTTTACTACTGTATATTCTGCTGTTTTAAGGTCCGCAGGTCTTCCAGCCATACAGATTCCAAAAGTAATTTCATTTGTAGGATTTACTCCTTTTCTAATTTCCTGTCCCATTTTTTTACCTTCTTTCATAATAAATAAAGCAATTAATCACATATTCATATATACCATTTTCATCCGTTCCTACGCTTATAGGCTCGTCATCTGGCATCTGAATAAACATAATTAATTGCTTGTTTACTGTAATATTTTTTGTTTCTTCTAATTTTTCATATAATGTGGCTGCTATATCCTCTGTGTCAGTTGGTGACATATTACCATGTATAAGGAATGTTACACCTTTAATACGGTATGAGCTGATGTTGCCTATAGTATTCTGTTTTTCTCTCTTATCCGAGGATGGATAACAACCTATGCTCATATCCTTTTTGTTATCGAGTTTTCCACAAAAGCAATGTTCATCTTCCACAATATTCAAATTGGAAATAAAGTCTCTTACATCTCTTAATTTAAGTATCATTGTTTACCTCAAACCTGTTAGTCTTAAATATTTTTCCTTAAATATCTCATATGCCCTGTTTTCCCTATCTCCACCCTTCAACCACTTTTTCAGCCATTTGCCACCGGCATTTGGATTTTTCTCTTTGTTAAAGTGATACTCAGGGTGATAATACAACCTTCTTGCATATGGTGTATTGGATATAAGCATTACTTTGCCCCTTTTCGACATTGAATAGTCTGTAACTGTTCCCTCTCCCTGTAATGTGCCTTTATCAAAAGGCATTACCTGAGCTTGCTGTATTTCTGTGTGAATCTCTTCAACAGTTTGCTCTAATGCCTCCACCTGCATTGCATCCAGTACATTTAATACAGCTTTACACAGAACAACTTTACTATTAACTGTTCCCATCTACTTCACCTCGATTTTTGTAAAATTAACAGAGTTATCAGGGTTTCTGGCCTTTGTTCCAGTGCTTATATCTCGTTGTTCACCATTTACTACTACAACGCCTCCACTGATAGTTGCTAACATTGGTGCAATATCACCCGGTATATATGCAGCACCTACTATTTCAACAAGTTTTTTATCCTTTGTAAAGACTGTTTTTGCATTGTCTTGATAGTTGCACATACAATCAACCACTATCGTTTCTAGAGGCTCACCATACTTAGTCATCCCTTCCTGACGGATTTCTATATGTATTGGTGTCTTACATAGACTCTTTGGCACCAAACATGGATACCTCATACAAAGCACCTCCTAGTGTATAATTTGACAAGTTAGCCCTGTTCCTTGAAGCATTGAATATATATCTCTTTTAATACAAATACCATTTTTAACCATTACGCTGGCATTGCTGCCATTAAATGTCATTGCAACACCATTGATATTGTAGCTTGATAAAATACTATTAATAATATCAGCATTTTCATATTCAAAATCAGCCAGCAAACATATACACTCTCGGATGGTTTCCTTTTGAAAATCAGTCAAATTATCAAAGTTTTCTACAACACGATTGTAAGTAAGTATGTCTATATGTCTGCTGGCCTGCTTTAATGCTTTTGGCAGGCTCTCTGATGGTATATCTCCTTCATATGTTCGGGTGTAGTATTCTTCATCAGCGTATAGCATATCTGCCTCCTACTTCTCTGCTTCTTTTATTTTTTTTAAAATACCTTCCTCAGTTGTAGTCTGGCCAATATCAATACCCTTTGCTTTTGCATATTGCAAGAGTATTTCAATAATAGTTTTATTGGTCAACTCCTGTCTCGAGATTTCAAGCTCCTCATTAGCCTTTTCGAGCTCATTTTTTACTTTCTCATATTTCTCATAAGGAACTTTTGTTTTTTCTGAAGACTCAACCAGTTTGCCCTTTTCGTCAATAATGTTATATCCCTGTCTTAGAAATTCTTCTTTAGAATTGTCATTTACTGGATATACTTTATTGGCTTTAATTGCATAATATCTCATTATTGTACCTCCTATTTTGCTGTGTGAATAATACAGCCTGACTTCATAAGCTCATCAATAGCAAATGTACCATTATACTTTCTGTTCTGGTATAAATAATTATCTGCAGTTCTGCTATCTGTGCCAGGTGTATATACTTTAATGAAAGCATATTTATCTCTCGATACCTGTGCTTCTGGGTCAATTAAGATATAGTCTATCTGCTTCGCACCCACACCAGCTTTCCAACCACTTGAGAAATCGTATAATGTTTTAAATCTTGCAGATGGCACGGTAACAATTTTACCAATATCATCAACTGTCTTTACTCTTCTATCAATGCTGGAAGCTCCACCACCAATGTTAAGTGTTCTCTGAATACCATCTGCTGTTTTTAATAGCCTCTTATATTCTGTTGTACAGTATAAGATGACCCTATCGAGAGGTACACCCTCATCTTCCATTTTTGAAAGGTTATCATCAAAATCAGCTAAAACATTTGCTGATGTAAGTTCATCTGTTTTAACCGTTCCATTACACCTTACATATTCTGAATAAATTTTAGAAAATGTATATGCGTCCGCTTCTGGAATTGCCTGCGTTGTTTCAAATCTCTTTTGGATATTTGCGATTGAAACAACCATATTACTCTCGTCCACATCCATAGGATCAATAGCGAACTCAATATCTCTGTCATGATCTAATGTCTTTAATTCATAACTCTGCTCGTATGAGCCTGTGTTCATTCCTAATGAACCTCTTGTGTGGTCTTTGTAACCTGATACAGATAATGTAGGAACCTTAATCTGTTTGCCATTTACTATCTGTAGATCTGTGTTTGAATTATATAAGTCAACAGATACCAAGCTCTGTCCATATAATTCTCTTAACACATTAGAAAATAATGTTGCATATTCGTTTACTGCCATAGTTTTTTACCTCTTTCTTCTTATGATTTTTTTACACCAAAGATATTTCTAAGCATATCCTCCTGGGTTTGTTGGTTATCTTGATTACCTGGGCTTCCTAATTGAAATCCACCTACTTGGTTTCCGTTGCTACCCTGCTGTGTTCCTTTTAGAGCCGGTATATCAGTCAGCACTTTTTCAAGAGCCTTTTTTACCTCTTCAGCACTAATCTTTCCTTCTGTATCAACAGATTTACTCATATCTGCCATTTTAAGCACATAAGGAATAGCTTTTACATCTAAACCAAGTGTTATAGCTTCCATAATAGCCTGATTATTTACTTTAGCTTCTAATAATGCCTTTTTGCTCTCGTCAAGGTTACTTTGTAATAAAGCTGCATCAGGGGTATTCTTAGCTTTCTGTTCCTTAAAAGCATTGATTGCCTGCTGCACCTCTTCTCCTGTCATACCCTGCTGTTTAAAATAACCACCTAATACCTTTTCTTCTGTAATACTTTGCTTTCCTGCGACAATGTTTGCTAGCTTATCATAATCGAACTGAAAGCCTTCATTACTACCTTGCTGATTGTTCCCCTGCTGTGAATTGTTTTCCTCATTACTGTTTTCAGCAAAAAACTGTAAATTCATAGGAATTACTCTTTTTTTCATTGTGTTTCCTCCTGTTTATAAGTGTGTCTCACTATCTCCTGTTAGTAACACAGTGTCTCTGCGTAGTTTAATGTCTTCGGACATAAAAAATAGCACCTATTACTAAGTGCTTACTTTGTTTCCTCTTTCTTTTCCTTTGCAATTACCTTGACCACTCCTGCTGCCACCAGCTCCTTTGCTCTCTCTTCTGTTACCTCATGTGTCTCACCTTTTTCAAATAAAAACATCTTTTTTATGTCCTTATAAGGCTTTGTTACCTGCACCTTTACCATATCATCACCTGCCTTTCTTGCGACATCGCAACTATTTTATGGTATAAAAATACCACCAATCTAATGACTGGTGGTTTCTATAATCCCGGTATGGTACTCTTTATTCCTTTCGCAATATTCGCAGCTCTCTTCATTAGTCCATTCTGTTCCAAATATTCTAATCCTTTTAATGTAATCTCAGGTCTTACCATACCTACTCTTGGATACCTACAATCCATACTATTCCATACATCAATACCTATTATATATCCTTCTTGTACCATTAATGCCATTATTCTTGACCATTTGGGTATTGATATTTTTAAAGATTCAGATGATAACATATTATTATCAAATTCTTCTAAATCCATCGTATCTTTAAGGATTTTAAGTATTCGATATATTATTGTGAATTCTTCCATTTTTTATCCTTTCATAATCTCTAATCAATAATAACATTTGATTCAACCAACAATCTCTCACCACAATTATCACAAATAAAGCAATGATTTATTGGATATTTGGGATTTAAAGGTTTATATCTTCCAATATTACATTTTGAACATATTACCTCTCCTTTATTTAACTTAGCCTCTGACAAAGTTAAACTGTGTGAAGTCTCCATATCCACCATCCTCCCATTCTAATTCTGGATAATTTTCTACTGCTAATTTCACCATTTTATTCCATTCTTCTAATGTTAAATAATCTCTATTTTCTATATACATTTTTTCCATTGAGAAACATATTGCCTCAGCATGTTGACAATTACCTATCCTGTAAAAGTAGTGTGTCATTTCATGTATTATAGTCTGAGCAGCAACTCTCTTACTATTTATGTTACTTAAATATATATTTATTTTATCTCCTCTCTGTTCTCCTCTATAAGTATGATTTTGCTTTGAGTTAACAAATTCTATAGTGATATTGCTATTAGCTATCTGGTTTATTGTAGAAATACCTATTGGAGATTTTTGCATTTCCTCTAATAGCTGTTCCCTAGTATACTTTGATAATTCATCACTAACATCAATTAATATAGAATCAATAGCTTTTGCATCATTGCTTATATCCATTATATCACTATTTTTACTGTTTTCAATTATATTTGTCCATTGCTTTTTTCTATCCTCATATACCCTCTTATTATCCTCATCCAGCGAATACTTGGCCAGCCTATCAAACTTTTTCTCCTGCCTCTTTGCATATTGTTCTTTCGCTTGCTGGTTGTACTTCTCAATTACCTCCTTCTTTTCTGCCTTGGTTGGTACTTCTTTAGCACTCTCATCCAATTCGGGAAAATATGTAACATGACTATCTTTACATCTTGGATGATACAATCCCGCAGCTATTGCAGATGACATAAGCTCATAAGGACCATCTTCTTGCTTTCCACCACTCCACACATCATCTATGAGCACTTTTCCAACAAATGGCAGGCACTTAGGGCAAGGATTTCCTCGTTTGTTCATTATTACAGTCGATATACCCCACTCTTTTCTTTTTTCACCCTCTCCGGTAAGATATGCTCGTTTACTCGCTGTTCTTATTGCCATATCTGCATATTCTGGTACTGTATGCCTTGCACCATTCTTATACTCAATGCTGTTTATCCCTGCTGCCAAGAAATCCTTTGTAGCCATATCAACTGCTTTTTCATATGTTGCAGCTCCTGAATTAGCATACATTTGTGCATTGAAAATTATTTGTCTATACTTATCTTCACTTCTCCTTAGCATAGCATATTCAGCTTTTTGCATATCATTTGTTGTAGCTTTTATAAGAGCGTTCATTTTCCTATCATTTGTTTTAAAGAACTCTCCTGATATTCCTTTACTTATTCGTTTTGGTTCAAAACCTTCTTTAATATGCTTTAGTATGCTTTCCTCTTGGCTCATACCCCCTTCAGCTCTTGCAAGCTTTATAAGAGTTTCTATCTTGCCATTTATGTTTTTAAACTGGGTTTTATACTTCTTTCTGTTTCGCCTCTTGTATTCATCTAAGGCTTTTAGCTGGTCTACCTGCCATTGTGACCAGTTATAGCCTTCCTTTGTCTCTTCTGCTCTATGTCTATCCATATTCCTTATCATAGAGTCAATAAGCTCATCTTCTATTCTTTCAAGTGATTTAACAATATCGTACATTATTCACCTTCTGCAAATACTGGTTCGTCCATTTCAACAATTCCGTGTTCGGCTTTTATCCTTGCAACCTCTTCCTTTTTCCATTTTTCATCTTTGCTATCTCCATACAGCTCTTCCACTGCTGCCTCTGTACTCATTACCATACTAGACTTAGCCTTTGATACAGTTTCAACTTGGCTCTCGAAACTCGGATTAGCATATTCCCCGAATGAAAAATCAACTGCTATATCAGAGGTTGCTTTTTTATTAAGTGTGTCATAGGTCTTGAAGATTGTATTTACAAGCTGTGGTACTGCTTTTTGAAGAGCTGATACAATTTTGTTTCTTGTATAAAGAGTGGTCTTTTCTTTCTCCCTCTGTGCATCTGCATTGTCAAGCTTTTTAGTATCAATCCCCAGCGTACTAGGGCTTATAACACCTTGCAGGCACAAGTCCAATGCAGTTATGTATGTGCTTAAATAGCTTTCGTGTGGAATACTCGGCTGAATAACAGTTATCTTATTACTGTCATTCTCTGCCATACTATCTTCCAGTTTGATAAAAGCGTGGTCGAAATCATTTGCTTTTAACACCTCTCCTGTTTTCGGGTTTCTAGGAAGTAAACCCTCTGGTATATATTCCTTCGAGCGGCCTTTTCTAAGCGCATCTATCCATTCACTCCATGTCTCGTCCAAACTATCAAAATTATCTGCCTTACCTGTGTAAATACTTTTGCCTCTGCCTTTAAATCTTGTTGATTTAAAAAACATTAGAGGTACGGCCATCATAAATGGTGTTGGATATGTAACGCACTCTTGTGTATGTTCTAATGATGGCACAATGCTTAATGGAACTTTATTATCTCCGTCATATAGCTCTGTCCTTATATATCCTTTTCCATATGTCTCTTCCAAAACATATTGTTTGTGATTATGATTTATGATTGACTTAAAAATTACCTCGGTTATCTGCCCCCTTACTCTTGTATATTCAATGTTTTCGCCTGAAACAAATTCAATCATAGGATAAGGGCTGATGTTTGTATCCAGCGACACCTTGAAAGCTCCATCTCCAATTACAAGTGTATCTTTTACAGCATCAGATATTAGTTCTTCTATATCTATGGTCTTTTGAATTTCTTCCCATTCAAGGTTTCTTTCCTCTACTTTTATATCATTCATATCTGATATAATAATATCTGTCAGTGTATTAACCATAATAGCTGGAAGCCCTGTGTGCTTTTTTATAATCCCAAATTCTGGATTAGCACTCCAAAAACTCTGGCATCTACCCTCACTTGCTACCTGCTTATATATCTGTTCGATTGCATCCTTATCCCCCCAAGACCAAACCATATTGATATATGATGCTGTTTCAAAATCAGTAAGATTATTTAATGTTATTTGATTATTCTGAATATTTTCAATTCTTAAAAAACTTCTAAGCTTATGCCTCATTGCTTCTATCAACCTCATTTGCTGGTTTTTCCTTTCTGTATATTTTCGTTCTATATGGAATCCAGCCATACTGTGATGACTGAATTACATGATCATGTCCATCCTCTGGTGTATTATCTTTATTTTCATCCCAAGAATACAGATCCATTTCGCCAATATATTCTGTACAATCTGAAACAATAAAAAAACATGGCTCTTTACCATGTTCATCGTCATATGACATCCAGCCAAGCTGTAATACTATTCTGTCTATATTTGTTACTTTCTTGTATGCGTCATTAAATATATAGATACATTCATGATGTGCCCTCTTATACTTTTTAAACTCAGTCTGCGTTGCCTGGTCTGCACTATCTATGAACACATTTCTCGCTAACCCCCATTCATCCTTATTTCGATTAAGAAAATCAACAAAATTAATAACTGTATCAGATGGTGCTATAGGTATTTCTAAATTTGCATTATTATATACCCTTTCAGATAGTAATACATATTTACCTTTATTGGTTATACCTGCAAAGGTCATTGCTATTGTATCCGGCGACTTTTGGGAATAAGATGTATCTAAACCTGCTGTAAAATTCTCAAACCATTCTATCTGATTACTTTGTGCATAATTTTTAATATACTTCTTAGCATCTTCTTTTGTGATAACATGATGTTTTCTATCAAATATTCCAAATACAAGACCTGTAGCCCTGCCTCTTATACCTAATACCTTATTCTTATAAAGCTTTGTTCCTTTTGGAACATTAAGTATTATCTGGTCTTTCTTCTTTTGTGAAAGTCCTGCATTATGTTTAAAAGAAAAGAACCAATGCACATATCCTGGCTTTGGTTCTTCTGTTAGCATATTATTGATTTCATCAGGTGCATCCTGTCTATATGCTTCTAGTGGTCTACAACAGTTTATATACTCTTTATATATTGGCAGATTAGGGTCATCCGGATTTAATGTCAGCATTGTATAATCCGAACGCATTACAGTTTCTCTTACATAATCAATATCAGCTATGTTTACCTCGTCAATATATGTTGCATAATACTGTGCTCCAAGGTTCTTTTTCCATTTCGCCCTATCGCTATATCCAAATATATATACTATCTTATCTCCATATTTGCCATGTACCAACAAGTGCGATTGTTTTACCTTGCTTGTACCTCCACCATTGTACTGTACAATATTTCCGAATATATCCAGTATTCCAAGCTCGGAATTAACAATATTTTTTTCCACGGTTCCTGTATCCAACCCAGAAATAATGCTTGCTTTATCTGATTTAGAATTATATATCTTGGAAATAAAGGCAAAAATACCTACCGTTGTTTTACCTGCGGCTGTTGTACCTTCCAAAACATCAACAATCGCTTTATCTTCTAAAACATGTCGGCAGAAAACCTTGTATTTATCTGAAAGTATCAAACTCACTAGCCATCACCACCTATTAGGTTGGTGATTATCTCATCCAGTTTCTTTTTCTCCTCGTCTATGCCATTTATTTCAACCTTATCTCTAAATAAACCATATCTTTTCCCTAGTAGTTCTGCTGCTTTTAATTTATCTTTTTCGGATGGACCTTTCATCATTGTTTTTGCTCTACTGCATCCCTCTCCTATTCCTTCAACAACAATTTCTTCCGATTTGCTCTCGCCACGAAGCACCATCGTTAAGTGTTGCAGTACCTCGTCCTGGCTTGCTATTAATGTCTTTTCTTTCTCTGCCATTAATTCTTCAAGGTATTTTTGACCTTCAACATTCTTCAACAGCCTTTGTCCCTGACTATATGCTGTTTTCTTTGAATATCCTGCTCGATATGCTGATTGCGTAGCATTTGCATCAACCACATATTCTTTATAAAAAAGCTTCTGTTTTTCATTTAAAGCCACCACAATCACAACCTTTCTATTGTTTTACTATAAAATAAAAGAAGGCCTTACCTTAACTCTTGTTAAAATAAAGCCTCCTTTTCATTTTTAGGAGATTTAAGCTTTTCTTGCTTAATACCAATATAACATATCTTGACCGAACATATCGAACAGATTTTATTTATTTGAAATTAATTCATCTATTATTTCTTTGTAGTCTTCATACATATTACATGCACAATTATCTTCTGCTACTATTTTGTAGGTAGATTTTAATATAAAAAGCAAAAATATAATTAATATTATAATTCCGTATAAATTTATAAACTTGCCTATTCTATTTGATAAAAAACTAAATATTGTCGAAACCATTGCTGAGAACATTGCGGTACACCAAACTGTTGTCCCAAAGCTATTGGCTGATTTTTTAATATTTATCATATAATTTAAATATCTCTGAAATTCAATTAGTGATTCCTCTTTATATTTATCATACCTTCCTACAATATATTTCTTCCACTCCATATAGTTTTGAATATTACTATACTTATTTCTTATTTTTTTCCAGCTTCTATTTGTTAACTTTTCATTACAAACATATCTATAAATAGCTAATTCCAGCTCTTCGTCAAACTGAAATATATTTTTTACATCTAATTTTCTTCGTACTCTTTTCATCTATACTACTTATCTCCTGTTTTAAAATTTCTACTCCCCTAACTATATCCTATTTATATCTAAAATTCAACTTTATTCAAATAGTCTATTGTATCTCATTCTGACCGCATCTTCTGTATTATCTCCACCCAGCTCATCAGCTATCACAGACCAAGGAAGTAATGCTGCTGCCCTTAGGAAAACAATCTGCCTGTCTGAAGATAGCTCTATTGTGCTTATAAAATTTAAAATCTCATTTTTTTTAAGCGCCGCAACTGTTCTAAGCTGCTCTAGCAGTTTCTCATATTCCAGCTCTAGCAAAGACCTCTCTGCTGTCTTATCTGATGTCCCTGTTCCTATTGGCATACCTGTCACCTTCGGACTATCCACATAGCTTTTATTTCTAATTCTGGCCAGCTCTTTTTCCCACATTTTAATTTCCTTTTTTATGTAATAGAGCTGGTTGCATTCTTTTTTTGTCAATCTGTTCACCTCTCATATTGTATTGCAAAATATTTCATTTTTTCTCGCTTTCATAATCAAAAAAATAAGCTGCCGACTATAATAGCCAACAGCTTACCTTTGTAATCTATTTACTTACATTCAATTTACTCATCAACGCCTCTTGGAGTACCTTTGATACATTTATATCTGCCCTTTCTGCTTCTAGATTTAACCAATTTGGTATTGTTACATTCCTTCGGACCATTTTATTGTCTACTTTTCTTCGATAAACATCAAAATCTATATCTACCATAGATACAAAATTTTTTCCTTCATCTGTAAATGTACCTTCCTTTATTTTTAACATTTCTGTAGCTTCTGGTATTTCTTCTCCTGCATCCTCTTTTGATATTCCTGCTACACCGATAGCATCTCTTGCCATTTCTATAGCATCTACCATATCTTTTCCTTCTGTAAGTATTTTCCAATCAGGTACTTCAATTAAAATCACATTTTCTGTTTGTGTAAAAATTACCGGATAAGCTCTTTTCATTCTGTTTCCTCTTTTCATATATGTGTATGTCATCTCTAGGAAAGTAGGGATTTTACAATCCCCACTTCTTTAGTATTGCTCTTGCAAGTCTCTCGTTAATTTCACTATGTCTTGGAACCTGTTCTATATCGGAACCTCTTCTGTATACATCGTGATTTCCCCCGTGTCTTTCAAGCTCAAATCCTATGCTTTTTAGCTTGTTTATCAATTCTCTTTGTTTCATATTATTCCTCCTTATGTATATTATTATACACATTTTTTACACATTGTCAATACTGTCATACACACTTTTTACACATTGTCTGTTGGCTATTTAATTTTCAAAGTACATTTTTATTTCCTCATACAATCAATCACCTTTCTCCAACAAAATCAGTATTATGTGCAACCTAGCACTCATACATATAAAAATTCATTCTCTATAATTTTGTTCTCCCATTCTAAGTGTCTTTTACAATGTCAGAAATTTATTTACAAAATACTGTTGACCTTTTCCTGTAATTTTAGGTGTCTTTGTAATTTTAATAGAGCCATTTGGGTTATTTATAGTGCTTTCTTTGATTTCTATAACACCTAGCTTGGTGCTTTTCTGTGTTGGCATATTCCAATCATTTCCTTTTCTACTAATTAGATAGCCGTTTTGCCTTAGCCACTCAAACAAACGCTTTTCGCCTATTTCAACACCATTCTGTCCTATGATTTTTGCCAATTCTCCAACAAGAATTGATGTATGGCTTGCACTTACTGCATCCGCAAAAATTGTTTTTGGCTTGTCTGCCTCAATTTTTTCATTTTGCTTTTCTATTATTGCCTGTTTCTCAGCTATCTTGTTTTGTGCCACAAGCAATGCTTTTGAAAGCAATTCTTCATCTGACAGAGTTTCCTGACCTGCTATGTAACCACCATTTTTACGAATAGACGGAAGAACTTCATTTGTCACCCAATCAGTAAATCTTTCTGCAGATGGTTTTCTACTCTGAAAAATAACCTTGTAAAGATTTGCCTCATTAACAAATGTTGCGTACTGTTTTCTTCCTAACCTGTCGATGACCTCATTAGTAATGACCCCATCTTCTTTAAATCTTGTTTTCAGCTGACTTACATTTCCTATCTCTAATGCCTTGCATACATCTACTAAGCAAAACATTGGTTCATTATCCACAACTACTGTTCTGATCTCTCCAAATTCTTTATTCTCAAATATTTTTAAATTTTTCATATTATCTCCTTTTCTTCTTGTTTTTTGAATTGGAGTACCCTATAATCAACTTACAAGGTACTCCTTGTGTTTAAGACAATTCTTATGTGCTGGCTAGGCGGTTTGAATTGTCTTTTTTTTTCTGTTCTTTTCTGCTCTCATTCCTTTTACAAACCCAATCTTGAAAAGCAGCCATGAACCATTAATGAAATTGTTGTTACATACTTTCGCTAAATGCTGTATCTCGCTTACCCGTAATGAATAGCCATCACACTTAACTTCCTCTGCCTCTTTTAATAAATTCTCGAATTCTCTACTCATTGTTTTTACCTCCATATTTTAAATGATTATGTTTTTATTATAAACAAATATGTTTATATGTCAATATATTTTTAAATATTTATATTGATTTTATAAACATTTTCATTTATCATATAAGCAGGAGGTGATTCTATGGCTACATCAGAACAGGTAAAAATTCTATGTGTAAAATTAGGAATAAGTGTTTCTGAACTTGCTCGCTTATATGGCTCAAGTCCACAGGCTTTCAGTCAAAAATTAAAACGCGAAGGTTTTACGCCTGCGGAATTAAAAGATATTGCTAAAGCTGCAGGATGCAAATATGAAAGTTCATTTTTGCTCCCTAATGGTGAAAAAGTAACTGACTAGGAGAGGCTAACCCCTCTCTTTTGTCTTTTTTATATCTTTTTTGTATCTTTTCAATTCTCTCTTCATCCTGCCTCATACAAGACCAAGAACAGTAATATAGCATTGTTTTTCTCCATTTTCGCTTATATGCGTATGAATCTGCATTGTAGTGTGTTAAATCTATGATTTTATTACAACAGTTACAGTATCTATAACCAGTTATATGGCATTTTCTAGGGTTGCAACGCCTTTACTGATGTTCCATTTTTTTCAAGGAATTTATAAATTTTCTTTTTGTCTGTTCCGTATTTTTCTGCTATCTGACCAACAGTAATACCTTTTTTTATAGCTGATTTAATATCACTTATATCCAACTCTATGGCAGTAGATTCATTTTCTATATGAGTATTAACCTGTGATACCGATGGAGCTTCAGCTTCTTTATTACTTTTTAATAAAATATCCAGCTTTCTATCATATGCTTCGATTTCTTCATCTACTGTATCAGTACAATACTTTTTAATTTTTTCAGCTTTGTCAGGTGATATAATAGCTCCAAAGTGAATAGATTTATTACCACATATATAAGCAATACTCCCATTCTCTATATCATTTCTAACCTCTACAAGAGCTTCTAAATTTCCAGTTACATCCATAAGTCCCTTCATTAACTTCTTACCCTTTTTTATTTTTTCTTCTATTGCTGCTGCCATTATTTCCTTCCTCCTGCTATTTTTCTACTTCTACAATTTTAATTTCAATTCTTGGATGCTTGTTGTCTATATAAAATTCATCAGTAAAACCAACTATGTAATGCCAGTTATCATTATGAATAACACCACAATTAACTAGTGCATCTTGAAAGACTTTATGGAAATATCCTGATATATTATCTAAATCTCTTTTTTTATTTGGTTCATAATATGAATATATAAGTTTCACAGGCTTATCAATGTGAAGTTTTCTATACTGCTTCAATATTTGCCAAGATATTTCATTTTGGCTCTGTTGTTTCATCGCATTTCCTTTATTAAATCTTCCCTTGCTTCGCCTGTTTGCATCTATAAACTCATTCATCGATGGAAACTTACCCTCAATCGTTATGTTATATGTCATTTTTATGACTACTATCCTTTCTGTTAAGTAACTGCTTTTCTAAAATGTTCAAATAATCATCGTTATATTCCCTCTGTGGAAACTCGCAAAACTTATTACTTTTATTTACTTTACTTTTATTTACTTTACTTTGTGTATTATTGCTTTCATTTATTAAGTTATTGTCTGCATTAACTCCGTTTTTGTCTGCATTTATTTCCTTTAGGGTATAATTAACTAAGAGGTACTCTGTTTTGATATTAACCTTGCGTCTGCGACCAACTGCTTCTAAGTATCTTTTTTGAATTCCTGATGATGTTAAAATGTGATACTTGTCATAAAGTTTTTTATCAAAAATACCTCTCTTAATCGAAGCATTTATAATCTCTGAAACGGCTCTCCCACCCAGACCAATTCTTTTGGCGAACAAAAGAGCAACCTCATTATTCCATTCAATGTAGTAACCTTGCTGTCCGTATATCTTTTGAAACAGTTTAACAACTACACCAAACCCTGCTAAGCCAAACTCAGCTTCAATTAGTTCAAATTTGTCATCTAGTTGGCAATCAAGAGGAAAGTAGTCTATACCTTCTTTCAACGGTCTTGCCATATTTTCCTTTCTGCTAAGGGCATTTAGCCCCTAGCAAGAGTAATAGTAATATAATGCCTGATAAATAAATTGTGATATATTATTCCTTTGACATTATGTGGAGGAGCTTAAGTCTTATAAGCACCTTTATGTTATTGTTAATAGTTACCTTTATGAAATGATTGTGAACTGCTCCTTATAATCAGCAAGTTCATTTTCCAAATACTTTTTAATGTTATACATTGCTTCATTTTTCCAGGCTCCACCAACTAAATTCTTTAATTCCACTTTGTTCATATGCTATCCATCCTTTCTTTCATAGACTAATTTCCGAACAATGCAGCCTGAATAGACATCTGTTGTGGTTCTTCTTGCTTTGGTTGTTCTACAATCTGTTCTCTTACTTGTTCCTGTGGCATATCAATTACATTTTCGTCATTATCTACATAATTAGGTGTTAAATCTTCATTAATTGATGCCATATCAGATTCAAAAGCTGTTTTCATTTCTATTGACATAACGCCCCATTTGCTGATTAACTGTCTAAGCATTGTCTTGTATGCCATACCATCAAAGTCCTTAGACCAAAATGTGTAATTCCAGCCCTTTTCTTTGTCTTTCTTATATCCTGGGGAATATTTAATTGCATGAGATTCCATCTGCTTCTTACTCCAATAGATAGCCTTTCGAAATCCATTGCATAATTCAAACATTGCATAGTATCCTATTGTTTCAGCCTGTTCCCTTGCATCCCAATCATCTATCATCAAACTAATCTGAATATCTTCATTTAATGGGTCAAAGTATTCCAATTCGCCCTGCTTAATTGCTAAAACATTCAACTTCTTATACTGTCCTGACCTGATTGCTAACTGAATATAGCCCTTATATCCAAGTTGAAATTGTGCAACCTTACCCTTTTCTTTATCATTAAAAGGTACAAGATAATACTGCCCTAACTGTGGTGATGGAGAAAGTTTTAATGATTCACCTAATAATGCACCTGATAAAATTGATTGATTTGTACATTCTTGAAGTGTAGGATTGTTGTTTACTGCTGAAACAATCGCACTTATGAACCTTTGTCCGTCTTTGCCACCAATAATACTATTAATCTGATTTTTCACAGCATCATTGGTTAAATATGCTGTGATGCCAAGTCTTTGATTTGATTTTGATTTTGTTAAACTATTTTGTACAGCCATACTATTCACCTTCCTTTTCTAATTCATCAGTTATCATTTTCATTACAGTTGCAATCGCACCCATAATTCCATCATCACCTGGTTTTGAATATTCGATATTCAATTCATTTCTTACTGCCTCAGCCATATCTTCAAAAAATGTATCGAAAATTTGATAAGTTAAATTCTGACACCTACTCATTTCAAATCTAACTAATTTAATTATAATCTTGTTAATTGTTGCATCTGTTGCTCCCTCTGGTGGTTTTAGTTCGTTTAAACTTCCTTGTAACTTGCCAATAATACCCTTATTTTTTAACAATTCAACTGTCTTTTTCATACAATAGCCTTTCTTTCTATATGGATTCAAATTTAATGTTTCTGTTATTGAAGAAGTCCTTCAATGCAAGTGCATCTTCCATTGTCATAAGTGCCTGAAATTTAATCCACTGCTTTGCATTTACAGTTTCATCATGTGAAGCAACCACTTCTTCTGTTGCCGGCACTTCTTCAGGTGGATTCATTGCTTCATCCTGGAAAGCTGCCTTCTTTGCTTCTTCCTCTGCCTTTGCTTTTTCTTCCTCAATCTTTCGCATGGCTTCTTCTCTTTCAGCCTTTGCTTTTGCTATCTGTGACATCCTTTTTGCTTCAGATATAGCTTTGTTTATATCTAGGCTAGATTTATATATCTCTATAGCTTCAAAGCCAAATTCAGGCAATGAATTAAGTGTAAAAATGTCATTTCCTATCTTAGATACCATCTGCTTCATTTCATCTTCGATAGATTTTAATGATATTGAGGCATTTAACCACTTATCATTGAAAATCATATCTAACTTAACGAAGCTCTGAAAACCTATTGATACAAATAATTCTTCAATAGCAGCTCTTTTATCTTGTTTTTGTTTTTCTTCAAAGGCTTTTACTTGCGAATCTATTAAAGCAACAGGTTTATCAATAATACCGATAATCTCATTTATCTGTGCTTTAAATGTGTTAAAAGGTACCATATACTCTTTTTCTCGTCTAATTCTTTCATCATTCAAGGCTTTTTTTAACTTATTAAGATTTGCCCTGTCCGATTTTGCCTCCTTGATGTTCTCATCGGTGTATACGATTGTTTCGTATGTTTTACATTTTTCAATTAATTCCTGCTTTAATTCCTCATAATTAAAGTCAATCTTCTCTGGTAATGTTACTTCTTTGATTTTTAATTCCATCTTAAATCTCCTTTTCTTTTTTATTTATCTGAAACATAAGGCTCATATAATTTAGGCAGCTGCACCCTGTTCCTATGTTTTATTTTTAAATTTCTGGTAATATTAGTGCAGGTCTTCTATTTTCCTGTACCTGCTTCCAAAATTTTGCTTCGGCCTCTTTTAAATACTCAATATCTCCCTCTACCTCAGACCTTTCAATATGATAGTTTCGTAATTGCTGATATATTTCTCTATCCTCATACTTCCATGTAAGTAAAGCTGTTAGATGTGCAAATTCGCAATCTTCTCTGACTATGAAATAATGTAGGAGCTGGCAATAATAATTCATTGGTATTTGCTCATTCCACTTTTCCTTGTGCATACTCGAAACAATCTCTGATGTTTTACATTCCCATATGCCTCGCCTTCCTGTTTCTTTTTCAATTAACCAACCATCTAATGATGCTGCTGCATAAGGATATTTATCATTTAACCAAGAATTATTTTCTTCATAATACACCTTGTAAATTGGATAATTTAGCTTGAATATATCTCTTATAAGTGGTTCAGCGGATATTCCATACTGCACATATGATTTATCTGATATATCAGTTGGCATTACTATCCCTGTTTTTATGTCGAAAAGCTTTGTATTTGACATATATGGATTTTTGCCAACGATAGCAGAACATTCTGAACCACCTATGTAGTTCTTCCTATGTTCCAACCATTCAGTTCTATCTTTTAATACCTTCATTTTTACCATTGCTGTACTTGTACTCTCCTAAGAAAAAATCTTGCCTGACCATCTTTAGTAGCATTATCAACCACCTTCTCCCTCAACTTTTTTACCTGCTCCGAGTTTTGCATACAATCGCACTTTTCTCCTGGGTCTAAATTGCTTCCACATATACTGCATACATTAAAATACATAACTTTCATCTCCTAATTTCTGATATTTTTTTATTCTCTTACCACACCTGTTACTCTTCCATCTTCAATAATCACTGCTTGTCCGTCTAATGCCCAATTTCTTTCTAAAAGCTTGATTGGTACAAGATTGTATATGTTATTTTTGTCATGTTCCATTATGTTTTTCCTCCTATCTTGCGATGTCGCAAGAATATTCCTTTGATTTTTCCAACACATATCGTGTATAGTCTGTTTCATAGATACCATTTTTCATGTTATTTTCTGCGTAGCTCTCGCCTCCGTTATACGCCATTAGCACATATGCTATATCCTCATACTTTTCAAAATATGTACTTAATATATCTATTCCAACTGTTACATTCTGATATGGGTTTAATAGGTCCAGGCAACCTAGCCTTGCCATTCTCTCTTTGCTCCAGCGAGGCTGTATTTGCATTAAACCAAATGAATGTCCGTTATCTCCGATTGCTTTTTCATCGAATGAACTTTCTCTATCAATAATGGCAAATACAAGAGCTGGTGATATATGTTTGCTTTCACATAGCACTACTATGTATTCTTTTAAACCTTCAGATAATGGCACATCACTATATAATGCTTCTGTGGTTTCTTCCGGCACTGCTGCCATTACAGTTTCATTTATATTTTCCTGTGCTGAAGCTTGTACCATATAAACAACCACATTATTATCTGCCTGTAGCTTTGTTGGCTTGTTAGGATGTCCTACAGCATATAGAGCTAGTGGCACTCCTATCAATGCCCCCAAGGCTACACTTACTATCTTTTTTCTCATCTTCTCTCTTCTTTCTCTGGCTTATAGCCAATGCTGGTTAAGGCTTGTTGGTTTAATGCTGAGCCGATTTCTTGTTTTTCTTTGGCGTTTAAATCTTCCCAGCTTAATGTCTCATTTCCTCGCATAATATAGATATTTATGTTCATTAATTGCGTTGCTCCTTTTTCTTTGCTATTTCTACTATATTCCTGCGTTTCGTTTTCGTTACTGTTGTTTTTGCTTTTTCTCTCCTCTATAATATCTGTACAGGTGTTGCAGCACCGAGTACATAAAAGGAGGTTTTTTATGAAAAATTTTGATGATTTCTTAAAAACTCTCTCAGATAATGAAATTCAATCTATTAAAAATGATGTATTATCAAATAGAGAGCCAAAATCAGCAACAATAGCTATTGCTGATATAAGTTTTTCCATTGCATTAAAATTGTTAGAAAAATATCATATTTGGCTAAATCAATAATGATGAATAACCATCAACTATGGTTTTTTCATTAATAGCCTTTATGGTCTTTTCAATAGGAAAATCTTTTGTTATTCCAGTAATTGTTGTATTAATATTTATTTCAATTACTGGAGTTTTTGTTTCTCTATGTTTGTCTTCTTTAATATCATAAATACAATCAATTCCATTACTATCTAAGGCAGCACTTACAATTCGTTCAATTTCTTCTATACCTGTTTCATCATAAATCTCTATTGTGATGTTAATTTTCTTTTTAGCCATAGGTATTGCCTCCTATATTACTTTTAAACCTTTGTTATAAAATCAATGACTTTTGCGGCATCTATCAATACGGATTTTGCTGTTGTAACCGTAATATCTTTTTTATGTAATTCATTAATTACATCAATAACAATTCTCCTATCTTTTGATGGTGTCGCAAAAAATCCCATATCACTTTTTAACAATTTTTTTATTAACTGTTTTCTTTTTGATTTTTTCACATTTTTCCTCCTTTATATTGTGTTTAACTTTTCCTCCTTCTATAATATCTGTACAGGTGTTGCAGCACCGAGTACATAAAGGAGGTTTTTTATGAATTCCAATTACAAAGACATATATTTGTCTTTCTCTGAAAAAATAATACTTAGACGCTTTTCTCATAAAAAAACCATTTCTACATCAATCAAAAACAATCCTAAGTATAATTTTCTTTTTAAATACTATTTTTTGACTTATACTGATGTTTCACATTCCTACTATTGTTTAAGTGATAAAGCAAATTTTTGGCTAAGATATAATCGTAAGGATTCTTTGCGTTTCTTTATTCCAGTATCTATTTCTGTTTTTGCTTTAATCCTCAGCATAATCTCAATATTATTGCAACTATGCTAAATACGATACTTACTAATGATATGTATGATGGTATCATCTCCTTGCTACACATAATTGGGTGTCTTTGTTTAAAACACAGATGCCCTTTTTTATTAAACACAGGTTTTATCCCTTCATTTTTTAGGTCTTGTATTAAAAACCTCTCATTTTCGGATAATTGTTTTTTCACATTCTGCCTCCTTTCTATAAAATTCTCGTTTGTATCTACAACATATAGATATTTCAAGACAAAAAAGTCTATATATTGTTATTTATGTATTGACTACCAAACATAAGTTTGTTAAAATACCAATGAACAGATGTTCTGCATTGTATGTTGTGTGTACCATCTTATAAAAGAAAGGATGATACTTATGCCAAAAAGAGTTAGTGTTACAAGTGAAAATTCAACAGGAAGAAATCTCACTTTTCATGATAATTACACAGGTGCCAATATGACACGCACTCAATTTGTACAACAAATAAATAACGGAAATTATGATAACTATCATGTTAGAGTCATTAATGGTGTTGCCACACCTGTTTCTAATCCAGATAGTTCTAGCAGAAACAACCTCAATTAATTTTCAACTGGTACACACACAACCTTGCAATTTTTTTCTTGTATAATATCTTTATCCGATATACTTACAATAAGATTGTTTTCTATGTCAGTAATAACGATTTCGGAATACTCCTTATTTCCAATTTTCACTTAATCACTTCCTTTCTCAAACAAGGTACTTACATCAACAGATAGCACCTTTGCAATTCGCACTATATCTACATCTTTAATAATTTTTCGCCCATTAAGCATTGCGTTGAACTGTTGTTTTGTATAGCCTGCCTTTTCTGCAACAGCATTCTGTTTCAAACACTTATCGTGTATTATTTTTTTTATATTTGGTGCTATAATAGAAATCATTTTCTGCCTCCTTTTATATCTAGTAACTTTTTAAGTTACTTATTTTGTAAAAAAAATATCCATCGGATTACTTATATTCAACTTATCAATCATAATCTGTATCTCATCACTGCCGAATACACCTTTATTCATCTTGCAATAAAATGTTTTTGGTGTAATATTTAGCATTTTAGCTACATCACTTTGCGTTTTACCATTTTTTGCAATTACTCCCCTTAATTCAGCTGTATTTATCATCTTAATTTCTCCTTTCTATTTTTTGTAACTTATTAAGTTACTGCAATATTACCACTTTTTTGTAACTTGTCAAGTTATTTTTTTGTTGACTTGTAACTTTTTTGTGCTACAATTAAAATACAAGTTAAGCAAGAAGGAGGAAACACAAATGACTATCGGAGACAGAATCAGAAAAGAAAGAGAATTGGCTGACATTTCCCAAACTGACTTAGCTGAGAAAATAAAAATTTCAAAGCAGACACTATATAAATATGAGAAAAATATTATAACAAATATTCCGTCAGATAAGATTGAAGCTATTGCAAAGGCTCTTAATATTTCTGAATCATATCTGATGGGATGGAGTGAAGAAAAAGGCGATGAGGCAACGAGTGATTTAGGCAATGATGAAGATTTATATAAAAGAACTTTTTCCAAAAACCTTAAAAAGTATATGTACTTAAAATCCAAGACCCAATCTGATTTAATAAACGATTTAGGATTTAATAAGTCAGCTGTTTCTACCTGGTGTAGTGGTTCTAGGTTACCTAGAATGGACAAAGTACAAATGCTCGCAGATTACTTTGGAATAGAAAAATCTGATTTGTTAGAAGAAAAAATTGCAACTCCTATGGATTATCTTGATACAGCTACACTAAAGCAACTTAATCGAACCAACATTGATAAAGTAAATGTGTATTCTCGTAACTTACTCAATATTCAAAATATGGAGGACAATTCTTTTGATGTTATAGCAGCTCACGAAAGAACAGATACAAATAATATTACTAACGAAATGATAGAACACGACAATGATATTATGGATGATGACAATTTTTAAGAAGGATTGATGATTTAATGACTTATGAGGAATTACTGAGGGAAGCTGATAGTTATGGGATTATTACAAAAGAAAAAAATCTCTTATCCAGTGATGGACGAATAAAAAATAAACGAATAGCAATTCGTAAAGGATTATCGACCACTCAAAAAAACTGTGTTCTGGCTGAGGAGCTTTCACACTACTTGGTAAATTCAGGTAACATTCTCGACCAGACAAATACATCTAATCGAAAGCAAGAACATTTAGCACGAATGCGAGCTTATAATAAACTCATAGGATTGCGAGGTATTATATCAGCTTTTAAAGCTGGTTGTACAAACTCTTATGAGATAGCCGCCTATTTAGATGTTACAGAGGAATTTTTAAATGATGCAATAGATAAGTATACTTCTAAATATGGAGTATGCACAACTTTAGATAATTATGTTATTTTCTTCATACCTACACTTGGGGTTATGGAGTTAATATAAATAGTACACTCAAGGAGGATTTTATATGAATAATACTATTTTTTGCCAAAATTGTGGGCACCCCAACAACATTAATGAGAATAACTGCAGCTTTTGCCATCAACAGCTAGTAAAATATAACTATGTTCCTCAGAACAACTCAAGAGGTAACTTTATTCCTAATAATCAACAAACTGGGCATACCACATATTCACCATATCCACAAACACAACAGCCAAGAAATTTCATTCCTAATCCACAACCTAATATGTACGCTCAAATGCCATACCAGCAAATGCAACAACCAAATAAAGGTCCTGTGAAAACACCGATTTTAAATTTTTTCTGTCTTTTAAGTGTTGTTATATCATATTTTTTAAGATTTACTCCCCTTTGGACTCTTTCCTATATATGTTTATTGCTCTGGCTAATTGTATATGTTGTTCTTGTTAATCATTATAAGGATAGTGGCCGTGATATATCATCTATCAAGACCACCAGAAATACAGTTTGTATACTATTTGTACTGCTGTTCTGTATTAAGTTTGTGATATATATATAATTTATAATAAAGGAGGATTAATATGAATTTAGAAATATCTAATAACAATAATAATATAGAATTTGATTATTCTATTATTAATGACACATACACTATTAATGAGCTATATAATTTTATTACAAATTTTTCACTTAAAAAGATACCATCCAACATTAGATTTTGGATGGTTCGTACAAAAAAAGGATATTTTTATAATGAATTTATATCCAAAAAATTTGTTGCTTTAGCATGGAACAATATTACTATTACAACAAATCTTGAGGAAGATAATTCTGAAGGTCTAAATCAATTAATATCATTAGAATACCCAGAAATAAAACGACCTACTCTAGTGATAAACAAATGTAAAAGTTTTATTTATGAAATCAAAAAAGGAGATATTTTGGTTATTCCTAGTGACGGAAGTAAATATATAACATTTGCATATGCTGGTGATTACTACGAGGAGGAAACAAAAACTCCAGAAGTTGAAAAGAAAATAATCGGTTTAATTGAACATAGTGAAGTTATTATAAATGAAGTGAATTGTCCATATCGTAAAAGGAGACATATAACTCCTATTCGAACTATCAAAAATGACGAATTAAATTATCATCTATTTAAGGCAATATCATCTTATCATGGTATTAGTAACTTTGATAAATATGGAACAATAATTTTAGATCATCTATTTAACTATTATACATTTAATGAAAATACAAGATTAGTATTTCATGTAAGTAAAACTAACTCAATTACTTCCACCGAATTTTCAGGTTTTTTATATAGTATGAATTCTATTTTAGACAATATGAATCTAGATAATAATATTATAACAACCCAAGCGAGCGTTCATTCAGTTGGTGATATAGTTTTTAATATATATAAATCACTTGCAGACAATTATTTAATTTTAATCGCTATTGCTGTTATTTTAGGTGGGGGAAAATTTCTAACTGTAGAATTACCAGGCATCCCTGCTGTACTACAAAAGATATTATCAATAAAAACAAATCATCAAAAAGAACAAGCTGAATTAGATAGCATAAAACTCGAAAATCTTAATAAAGCCCTTGATATTAAAAAGAAACTAAATGATGCTAATTTAACTCTAGATGACTTAAACAATATTAAATTACTTGCTGATTGCAGTAAGTCTATGAAAATTATTCCTATAGAGAATTTATCGGAAC